ACCAAATATAGGAAAAATTAACACCCCTGTTAAGGATTAGGTGTTGATTTTATCCGTACTAATAGAACCAGATAGATATCCTAATCGTAATTTATGAAGGAAAAATGTACAGTTTATGTACAGTTTATGTACACTTTTTCCTAGTATATAAAATAAAAAACCTTTTTATAGGTTTTTTATATACATATTTATATATATATATATATATATATATCTTATATAGGCGCGTGCGCGTAAGGGAGCTATGAAGGGAGGGTTATTTGGTAGATTGTTTATGGTAGGTGGCAGGGAGAAACATTACAAACCCCCTGCTATTCAGTTGACTCTATATGAAAATAGATGAATCAAGCGAGTAGCCAACTTAACCTACCTGTAGGGTAATCACTCCCTACATTCATAAAGGAGATTCAATGATGAATACATTGAAACTAATTAAGTTTTATCATATATAACTTGCCAACACAATAGAATTACTGTATATTTTACCTTATGCCTAGAGGAAAACCTGCAAAAGGGTACAGTCAGAATAAATTTACTAACCAAAATAAGTTTTTGGCAGCCTATTCTATATGGGGAACTGATGCAAAATCACGAGAAGTAGCTGGGGTAAAAGAACAAACTGTATATACTTGGAAACAAGACCCAGACTTTCTGCAAAAATACTCACAGGCTAAAAAAGATTTCGGAGAAACTATAGAACATAAGGCTTACCAGCTAGTTCTACATATGCTTACCCCAGAAGAAACCGATGAAGGGAAGTTAGAATACCACGCACAGGCACGATTCTACCAAACTCTCACTATGTTCGTACTAAATGGTATGTTCCCAGAGAAATATAAAGACCACAAAGGCGCAGAACAAGAGGCAGGAGATATCATGAAGTCCTTTAAAGATGCTATTAAAACTGCTGCCAAAGAAGAAAAGAAAGAATCTGAAAAACCAAAACTAGAAATAGATTTGAATAATATAATGGGGAAAGGTAACAAGGGATGACTACTCAAAAAAATGATGTAGTAAACGCACTATTCAGTATGGTAAATTTCTCCCCTACTCAAGCACAACTCCCTATAATAAACTCAGATAAACGATATATCCTTGTAGCTGGTGGAGAACAGGCAGGCAAAAGCATGATAGCTAGTAAATATTTACTATCAAGAGTGTTTGAAACAGAAGGGAAAGGTCTTTATTGGCTTGTCGCTGCTGACTACGAAAGAACAAGGGCTGAATACGAATACCTTGTAGAAGATTTTTCTAAACTCGGTGTGCTAAAGAAAGCATCTAAACGAGTTGACCCTGCCACAATAGAACTTGTAGACGGAACACTTATACAAACTAAATCAGCTAAAGACCCTCGTACCCTAGCTATGAGAGCGCCTAACGGCATCATAGGGTGTGAAGCATCACAGTTAGATTTAGAAACCTTCCACAGACTACGAGGAAGATGCGCTCCTAAAAGAGCATGGATGTTCCTAGCTGGTACTTTCGAAGGATCACTTGGTTGGTATCCACAAATGTTTCAGACTTGGCAGTACGGAGAAGATGACTCACAGTCCTATTCCCTACCCTCTTACACTAATAAACACTTATACCCAGAAGGGGAAACAGACCCAGAAATAATTAAACTACAACGAATGACCTCTGATGATTTCTTCAAAGAAAGAATTATGGGGATACCTTCCCCACCACAAGGATTGGTATTCAATGAGTTCAGACCAGATACTCATGTACAAGATGTCGAGTATATACCAGACGAACCTGTACATATATGGATAGATCATGGTTACGCTTCTGCTTACGCTGTATGCGCTGTTCAAATTATTAACGATCAAGTCAGAGTATTCGATGAGATATATGAACAGAATTTAATTACAGAAGAGATAATAGATATCGCTATGCAAAAAGATTGGTGGAAAGATGTACAGTTTGGTGTCACAGATATTGCAGGGTATCAACACCAAGCTATGTCAGCAGTAGCAGAAGTTTGGTTAGACAAAGCAGGATTGTACATGGATGCAGAAAAAATTAGAATTAATGATGGTACTGAAAGATTAAAGTCTATGCTCAAACTAGACCCCACTACACACGAACCTAAAATAATAGTTTCCCCTAATGCAAAAGGTCTGTTATCTGAACTCGGCTTTGCTCCAAATCCTTTCAATGGACAAACACAAGTTTATAAATGGAAAACAGATCGTGACGGAAATGTGGTTGGCAATCAGCCAGAAGATAAGTATAATCATAGTGTTAAGGCACTTATATATGGTCTTGTCAATAGATTTGGCTATAGTTATTTGGCTAAACGCAACAGTATTCCTGTAAGAAGGTGGAGATAATATGGCTAAAAAACCTAAGGCTGAAGAAATAATAAATAAAGTTGAAGCTCATTACGACTCAACTGAACCTTTACGATCAAGAATGGACAGAGATTATTCTATTTATCGACTTGATCCATACGATGCAGGCGAAGATTTCCACAACTACACATCTAACGAACCAGCAACATTTGCAGATAAAATAATATCTTTCCTAAACGCATCAGAACTAACTGCTCGTATCCCTGTCAATTCACAGGAAAGAGAACAAAGAGAAGCTAATGACAAAAAAGAAAGATTCTTTATTGGCACACTAAGAAGCGCTGACGAAAGATTAAAGATGGCTATTCAGCCAGATGTTAAATCACAACTTGCTTTTTATATTACCCTTCGTGGATGGTACGCAGGAAGAGCCTTGCTAACTAAAAACAAAGAAGGGAAAACATTTGTAGATGTAACACCATTCGATCCTATGCACACATATTGGTCATCTGGTTATGACGGATTAATATGGGCGTGTTATAAAACTAAACGATCTAAAGAAATGATTGAATCACAATACAATGTCAGATTAAACTTATCCGATAGTGATGAAGATTGGATAGAAGTATATGATTACTACGACAGAGAATATAACATGGTTGTACTCTCTAATGGTAAAGTGGTTAAGAAAGCTACACCACACGGCTCTACTAGTGTCCCTGTATTCTTAGGAGCAGTAGGGGCAAACCCAGAAATACAAGCACTCAATCAAGCAGTAGCGATTGATGATACCATAAAAGATTATGGAGAATCTGTATTCAGACACAACAGAGATATATACGATAAGAATAATCTCATGATGTCTATAATGCTCGAACTCACAGCTCGTGCAAGACGACAGGGATTAAAGATTAAATCAAGAGATGGTACTAAAACCTTAGACGAAGATCCTTACAAAGAAGGTACTGAGATATCTTTGGCACAGGGAGAAGATGTAGAACCATTAGGACTAATGGAAATGTCTAGGGAAACAGGAGCTTTCTTAGGATTGCTATCTGGAGAACTACAAAGAGGAGCATTGCCACACAGCATATACGGAGAATTACAATTCCAACTATCTGGCTTTGCTATCAATACCTTACGACAAGGTATTAACTCTATACTAGAACCAAGAATAAAAGCACTTGAAGCTGCATACACAAGAATATGTATGCTACTTAACGATCAATACTTAACAGATGCTTTTGATGCTATGGAATTATCTGGAGAAGATATGAACAGAAATTACTTCTCAGAAGAAATAACTCCAGATGCTATACGAAATGCAGGAGATATTGTTATTAAGTTTGTAGGTCAACTACCAGAAGATGATATGTCTAAGATGAGCATGGCACAAATGGCTAGAGAAGGTCAGAGTCCATTGCTACCAGACTTGTTTATCAGAGATAAAATACTTGGATTACAAGATGGAGATTTAGTTGACGATGCTATAAAAGAACAACAGGCAGAAAGAGTATTGCCAGAAGCAACTCTATATACTTTACTTTCTGCTACAGAGAACAGAGGAAGAGATGATCTTGCTCAGTTCTACTATGGAGAATTATTACATATATTAAGACAAAAGGAAATGGAAAGGTCACAGGCACAGCAGGCTGCGCAAGGGGTTGCTTCGCCAGAAAATCTGCAGGGAGCAACTCCACCTACAGCAGACCCTAGAGTTATGCCTAACGCTATGATGGGAGTACCACCTCCTACACCAACACCACCACAGGGAACAGTAGCGCCAGAAACTCCAAGACCTAATGCACAAGAGGGAGAGATATAAAATGACACCTGTAGAAATAAGAGATGCGCTAACTAGAGGAATGAACTTTGACGCTGTAATGGCAAGGCACGCAGCAGATATACAAAGAGAACAAGGAATAGACATGGGTCTTTCTATGTCACAAGCAAGAACTGATGTACAAAATATACAAAACGCAAGAGATGAAGGAATAGACCCTCCACAAATTGCATCTCCTGCAGCTCCAACAATCGGAGCGCAAGATATAGCATTAAAGCCTTTGGAAAAAGCCTTAACATTCACTCCACCAACAGCAGCAGTTGCGCCAATAAGAACAGGAACTCCTATAGGAAGTATGGGATTACAAGGTAATTTACCACCTGTAGATTTGCAACAACAAGCTCTGATGGATATGCCAACAGGCAATGTGCCTTTAACATCTTTGCAAAAACTAAGACAAGATCTGTTAATGGCACAGTTACGACAAGAACCAAGTATTCAAGCTGCATTTCAAACACAAGCAGATATGCCAAGTGAAATCGCAAGATTTGCTAGAGCAGTACAACCATCTGTTCCTGTAGATCAAGTAGCAAAACTACAAGGAATGCGACCTTCTGCTCTAAGGGATATAAATTTAGAAGCAGTAAGAAATTTACCTAACTTGTCTTTGTTCGCTACTGACCCTAACGAAGCTGCAAGGTTTGCAAGAATAGCAGGAGGAGAAGCTCCGTTAGATGCTAATGAAGAGGCAAGGTTTGTAAGAGCAGCACAATCAGCAGCACAAACAACAGGGCAATCTATTGCAAATGTCACACAACCTGTATCAGATTTTTCAGACTTTCAAGGAATAGCAACACCATCGTTTGCAAAGCAGGCAGCGCAACCAACAGCAGGAATTGACCCTAACGAATTAGCTAGATTTGCTAGAGCAGGACAACCAATGGATACAGGATTGTCAGCAGATCAAGCAGCAAACTTAGCAGCAAATGAAGCAAGTTTGCGACAAGCTACAAGATTAGCAGGACTTGATCCTAGTGAGGTAGGAAGATTTGCAAGAGCAGAGCAACCACCTTTATCTCAAGTACAAGATGAACTAGACAGATTTGAAAGAGAACGAGCAAGAGTAGAAAGAACAGCAGGGACTTCTTTTGACCCTGTAGAGTTATTTCCAACAGGCGATCCATATGAAAATATATTTAGCAGAATGGGTGGAGGTCTTGGCGACTTTTGGCAGTATGCACAAACAGGTGGACATGATCAAAAAGCAAGCGCAATTAGTCAAGCAAGAATAAATTTTATAGATAACAACCGACCTCTAGCAAAATCTAACCCAGAAGAATTTGGAAAAAAATTAGCAGAATTTGAAAATGCTCTAAACGATTATAATACTCATAAAAGTAATATGTTTGAATTAGAAAGATTTAAAGTTAAAGCACAGCAAACTAATGCTGCAGCAGATATAGCTAAAGTAACAGAGAAAGAAAAAGAAGTAAAAGAAAGTAAAGCAAAAGCAGATGCTAATACAATTATTAGCGATGCAGGTGGAGTTGTAGACTTTTCAGATTTTGAAGGATTAGTTAGTGGTGGCTTTACTGCTAGAGGAAAAAATACTTTTTATAAACCAGAAAACGAAACGCAACTTAAAGCAGCAAAAGATGCAGGCATAATTCCAAAAGATAAAACACTTAAACAAGCACAAGATGATGCTGATACATTGTTAAAATCTACTGTAGTCCCACAACCAACAATAACACCAACGCCACCTGTAGTCCCACAACCAACAATAACACCAAAGCCACCTGTAGGTACACCACCAATGGGAACAAATGTTATAGGTGGAGGAGCAGCAGCTCCAACAACAGGTACATATACAGGAACAGGTGGATTGATGGGATTAACTCCATCAGCACAACTAACAGGACTAGGAGAGTTAGGTGGAGCTATTGGAAGTAGAGCGCAATTTGTACAAGAACAATTAACACCAGAACAACAGTTATCAAGATATTCTGCATTTATGCCAACAACTGCATTAACTCCAGAAATGGAATACTATATGCAAGAAACAGCATTGCCACAAATGGTAGATGCTTTTTATGCAGCAGGTGGAGATTTAGCAGGAAGTCCGTTTGCTCCAACAGCAGGAAGTCCTTACTCTGCATTTGAAAACTTTATGAGAACAGGTGGCAGATTAGACCCTACACAATATCAACAATATGTAGGAGATGTTAGCGCAGCTTTACAAGCTGCTGACCCAACGCAAGAGCAACAATTTTTATCTAGTTTATACGCAAGTCCTGCGCAACAACTTGAATTATTAACAAGAAGTATGGGAGCAGGAACTAGTGCAGCAACAAGAGGCGCATTAGGCAGAATGTTAAACAGGCAATATAGGCAACAACAATTTCAAGACCCAGCAACAGCTTTCTTACCTTCAGCATTAGCTAGAGGTGGAATAGGTGGAGCATTTTCACAATATGTAACTCCACAACCAACAGTTGCAGCAGCAGGACAACCACCTGCAATGTCAACAATAATGGCAAATCAAGGGATAACCCCTTCTAGCAATATTGGTATAA